GCCGTATTTATTCCCGCAGAAGACATCGTTGTGCCATACGGCGCGTCGAGTATTGAGGATGCTGATCGTGTTACGCACGTCATGCGCAAGACTGAGAACGAGATCATAAAGTTACAAGAAGCTGGGTTCTACGCTGATGTAGATTTAGGTGAACCGGGCTATGAGTTAGATGACATTGAGAAGCAGAAGGCCGAGGAGACTGGCATGTCTGCCACTCAGGACGACCGCTATCGCATCCTTGAGATGCACGTCAACCTAGACTTAGTGGGCTTTGAGCACACTGATAAGAAGGGCCGTGAGACAGGTATCGCATTACCGTATGTTGTTACCATAGAGAAGACCTCACGCACTATCTTAGCTATTAGGAGAAACTGGTATGAAGACGACGTCCTGCACACCAAGCGACAGCACTTTGTCCACTACCAATACATCCCCGGTTTTGGCTTCTATGGTTATGGTCTTATCCACCTTATCGGAGGCTACGCGAAATCAGCAACGATGCTTATCCGCCAACTTGTTGACGCGGGCACTCTATCTAATCTCCCCGGCGGACTTAAATCAAGAGGACTTCGGATTAAAGGTGATGACACCCCAATTCAACCCGGGGAGTTTAGAGACGTAGATGTCCCTTCCGGAAGTATCCGCGACAACATCTTACCGCTTCCATATAAGGAGCCGTCACAAGTATTGATGGCGCTGTTCCAGCAGATCGTGCAGGAAGGTCGCGCCTTTGCATCGAGTGGAGATATGAACGTCAGCGACATGAGCACTAACGCTCCTGTTGGTACAACACTAGCCCTACTAGAGCGCACACTAAAAGTGATGACGGCTGTTCAGGCCCGACTGCACTATGCGATGAAACAAGAGTTCAAACTCTTAAAAGTAATCATTGCAGACTACACACCTGAAGAGTACGACTACGAGCCAGAAGACGCAGGTCGCAAGGCTAAGAAGTCTGATTACGACTCTACAGACGTGATTCCAGTTAGCGATCCAAACGCCGCAACGATGGCGCAGAAGATTGTTCAATATCAAGCTGTACTGCAACTTGCACAGTCAGCACCACAACTCTATAACTTGCCGCTTCTACATCGTCAGATGATCGAGGTGTTGGGTATCAAGAACGCTAACAAATTGGTCCCTGTTGATGAGGATGCAGTACCAACAGACCCAGTACAAGAGAACCAGAATGTTCTCACTGGCAAACCTGTTAAGGCGTTTGTTGAACAGAATCACGAGGCGCATATCCAGACTCACATGTCTGCTATGCAGAATCCGAAGATTCTCCAGTTAATGCAGATGAACCCGCAAGCGCAGGCCATACAAGCGGCAATGATGGCGCACATCAATGAGCACATTGCGTTTGAGTATCGTAAACAGATAGAGCTGGTGATCGGTATGCCTCTACCTGATGAAGAGAAAAACAAGCATATGCCAAAAGAACTGGCAGATCAGATCGCTATGGCTACAGCCCAAGCATCCCAACAGTTGCTACAACAGGCTCAACAACAAGCCGCTCAACAACAGGCTCAACAACAGATGCAAGACCCAGTTGTCCAAATGCAAATGCAAGAGTTGCAGATTAAACAAGGTGAGTTGCAACTTAAACAGCAGAAGCAACAGATTGACGCAGCCGCTAAAGCCGATCAGTTGGAGATTGAAAAGTCTCGCATTGAAGCGCAGATGCAAATTGCCGCTATGCAGGTCAGCGCCACAGCAGCAGCCAAACGTGACCAAATGGAGCGACAGCAACAGACCGATGGTGTGCGTATGGGCATCGACGCGGCTAAGCACAAAGCTCAGATGGCTGTGCAGATGGCGCAGCGCAACTCGCAGAACAAGCAGTCTCCTAAGAAGGGAGATAAATGAGTAACCAAGCGTTTCAATACTTAGCCAAGGAGATTGACAAGCTCCGTGGCGATCAAGTTTCCTTCCTCGCTGGAGGAGGTGCTAAAGATTTTGCCGAGTATCGGCACGTCTGCGGGGTCATCCGGGGTCTGACTCATGCAGAACAACTTGTCAAAGACCTTGTGCAAAAAATGGAGTATTCCGATGAGTGAGTTTGATGTTTCCGCTGTAGACCTGTCTGGCATTCTCAATACGAGTAACGAAGATAAGGCAAAACAGTTGCCCGATCCATCTACCTTTTACATGTTGACTGTTGTTCCCGAAGCGATAGAAGAATATGCTAATAGTGAGGTTGGATTGATTAAAGACAGCAAAACCATGTACTACGAAGAAGTGCTGACCCCAGTATTATTTGTAGTAAAAATGGGACCAGATTGCTATTCAGACACTACCCGCTTTCCTAGCGGCGCTAGTTGCAAAGTTGGCGACTTTGTTGTCGTCCGCCCCAATTCAGGCACACGCTTGAAAATTCACGGTCGTGAGTTCCGCTTGATTGCGGATACCTCAGTCGAGGCCGTTGTTGAAGACCCGCGCGGAATTACCCGTGCTGCTTAAGGAGTAAATCATGGCATTACCTGAGTTCGAGTTACCCGATCCTGATAAGGAAATTGCTGCTGAAGACGAAAAGTTTGAAGTAGAAATTGAAGACGATACCCCACCGGAAGACCGACGTCGCAAGCCGATGAAGGAGCCGGTCGAAGACCCAACGGAAGACGAGCTAGCCTCGTATGACGAGAAGGTTCAGGCGCGTATTAAGAAGTTCACCCGTGGCTATCACGACGAACGCCGAGCAAAAGAGGAAGCCTTTCGCGAACGCGAAGCGGCAGAAGCCTTTGCCAAACAAGTGTTTGAAGAAAACAAACGTCTTCAACAGCAACTAGCAACTGGTAGTAAAGCATTCATTGAGCAGTCTCAGACTTCTGCGGATTTGGAATTGGCAAACGCCAAGAAAAAGTACAAAGAAGCCCATGAGATGGGTGATGTAGATGCTCTTACTGATGCGCAAGCGGAGATTTCTAGAGCTACTTTAAAGTTGGATAAGGCTCAAGGGCTAAAGCCAATTGAAGTAGAAGAAAAAGAATTTACCCCTGCTAAACAAGAAAGTCCTTCACTTACTCCACGCACCCAGAAATGGGTTCAATCCAACAGTGATTGGTGGGGAGTAGATGAAGAGATGACTATGGCTGCAATGGGGCTTGACAAGAAGTTAGCTAAAGAGTATGGTTCGGACTATGTTGGTACTGAAGAGTACTTCAAAACCATAGATAAAACTATGCGCAAAAGATTTCCTGAGCATTTTGAAGATGCTGAGAGCTATGAGGAAGATACACCGCCTCCAAAGAAAAGAGTATCAGAACCGGTCGATGAGGATGATGAACCCCCACGCCGTGCACAAAAATTTACTAGTGTTGTGGCTCCGGCCTCACGTAGTACTCCGCCCAATCGTATAAAGCTAAAGGCATCCGAAGCCGCCATTGCGCGCCGTCTTGGGGTCCCGATAGAAGAATATGCGAAACAGGTAGCACAACTTAAAAGAGGTTAAATATGGAACAGGTAAAAGCTGAAAAGCAAAATCGTTTGGCTAGAGAGTTAGACACCCCAGTAACACGCACACCACGTCAAACTTCGTGGCAAGCTCCTGAAGCTCTACCCTCACCTGATCCACGCGAAGGTATTACACATCGCTGGGTAAGAACCAGCTTTATGGGAAGACCTGACGCGCAAAACGTCTCTAGTAAGTTTAGGGAAGGATATGAACCTGTGAAAGCAGAAGACTATCCTGAAATGATGATGCACGCTTCTACTGAAGGTCGCTTTAAGGGCAACATTGAAGTGGGAGGTTTGGTTCTCTGTAGTATTCCATCGGAGTTTTTGAAGCAACGCGAAGCACACTTTGCGAACATCAATAAACAAACTATGGAGTCTGTAGATAACAATTACATGAAAGACAGCGATCCACGGATGTCGAAGTTCTCTGAGAAATCGACAAAAGTGACGTTTGGTTCTGGTTCTTAACTTTTAAAGGAGTCTTAAATGGCTTACCCTACAGTCTCGGCCCCTTACGGTCTAAAGCCTGTAAACCTAATAGGTGGACAGGTATTCGCGGGCTCGACCCGTTTGATGGAAATTGCGAGTGGCTATGCCACAAACATTTTCTACGGTGATTTGGTGAAACGTATTTCCGACGGCACTATTGAAAAGGATACTGGCACTACAACCGCCACTCCTGTTGGTGTGTTTTTGGGTGTAAGTTTTACTAATAGCTCAACAGGTCAAGTTCAGCAACAACAGTTCTACCCAGCTAGTCAGTCAATTGCTTCGGGGACTAAAATCTTCGCTGTGGTCGCTGATGATCCTGACACACTGTTCCAAGTAGTTTCTTGTTCTGGAACCACGACTGTGGCTGGAATGGGTATTTCTGCTATTGGTAACAACATTGCATTGATTCAAAACGCTGGTTCTACCACTACTGGTAACTCCAAAGTGGCTATTGATGAAGGCACTCAAGCTACTACCAATACTCTACCTATTCGAATCATTGATGTGGTTAGAGACACAGCAACAGGCGCTGATACATTTGTTGAATTTATCGTCAAGATAAACGCAACTATGCACCAGTACAACAATTCAACTGGCGTATAAGGAGCATAAATCATGGCTATTTCACGCGCACAACTACTGAAGGAACTCCTTCCGGGTCTTAATGCTTTGTTCGGTCTTGAGTACGCACGCTACGGCGAAGAGCACAAAGAGATTTACGAAACAGAAACTTCTGAGCGTAGCTTCGAAGAAGAGACCAAGCTGTCTGGCTTCTCTGCCGCACCAGTCAAAAACGAAGGTTCTGCCATCGCTTATGACAATGCACAAGAGGCATTTACAACTCGCTACAACCACGAAACCATCGCCTTGGGCTTTGCGATCACTGAAGAAGCTATCGAAGATAACCTCTACGATTCTTTGTCAGCCCGCTACACCAAAGGTTTGGCTCGTGCTATGGCTTACACCAAGCAAATTAAGGCTGCTGCTGTTTTAAACAACGGTTTCTCCGCAAGCTACCCCGGTGGCGACGGTGTTGCTTTGTTCTCTACAGCACACCCCTTGGTTTCTGGTGGCACAAACAGCAACACCCCCTCTACTCAAGCTGACTTGAACGAAACTTCTCTTGAAGCCGCCGTTATTCAAATCGCCGCTTGGACTGATGAGCGTGGCTTGTTGATCGCTGCTAAGCCTAAGAAGTTGATCATCCCACCAGCACTGCAATTCGTTGCTACTCGTTTGTTAGAGACTAACCTCCGTGTTGGTACCGCTGACAACGACATCAACGCGTTGAAGAACAATGGTTCAATCCCAGAAGGTTATGCAATTAACCACTATCTGACTGATACCAATGCTTGGTTCTTGACAACTGATGTGCCTAACGGTTTGAAGCATTTCATCCGCACTCCGCTGCAAAACAGCATGGACGGTGATTTCGATACCGGTAACGTCCGTTACAAGGCTCGTGAGCGTTATAGCTTCGGCTTTTCTGACCCATTAGGTATGTTCGGTTCTTCCGGTTCTGCCTAAAGAGACTGAGAAGGGAGCCTTGTGCTCCCTTTTCTTTTAGGGTATATTCAAACCATTCCGGGGTTTTCCGGTACATCTGACAGTCCCGGCTGACGACATGCAGACAGATGTACTTAACTTGCATGTAAGGAATACATCATGGCATCAACCACCTTCTCCGGCCCAGTCACATCGACCAATGGCTTTATAGGTACACTTACCGGAAATGTTGCAGGCTCAGGCGCTGTTACTCACGCCGTCACTGCTGCAATCAACGCAACGGCAACAGCCACAGCAGCGCAAGTAGCAACGGGCTACATCACATCTACTTCAGCCGCAGCGACGACAATTACGCTGCCTACAGGCACGTTGCTCGGTGCCGCTTTAGGTGCCGCTCAAGGCACTGTGTTTGACTTGTATATTGACAATACAGCAGGCGCATCGACTGTAACTGTTGCTGTTGCAACTAACGGTATTTTGTCTACCGCAGCCGCCGACACTGCTGGCTCATTTGGTGATTTGACGATTGCTGCTGGTGCAACCGGTATTGGTCGTTTCACAATAATGTTTTCTAGCGCAACAGCGTACGTGTTTACACGCACTGCTTAATTAGGAGCATCAAACCATGATGCAAACAGACGTTAAAAGTACAGCCGCAGCCGCTGGCACTACCACTACAATTTTTGGTGGCCCTGCCCGTATCAAAGGTTTGACCATCAGCTATCCATCAGGTGGAACAGTTGTTCTTAATGATGGTACAGGCGGCACTGCTAAATTTTCTTTTACTGCACCAGCCGCAGCCGGATCAATCTATGTTGCGATTCCCGGAGAAGGTATTAGGTGTGATGTAAACATTTCAGCAGTTTGTGCTGCATCTACCACCGCAGTGGTGTTCTATGGCTAGTCCCGCATGGACGCGCAAGGAAGGCAAATCCGAGAAGGGTGGCTTGAACGCCAAGGGCCGAGCCTCCGCGAAAAAGCAAGGGATGAACTTGAAACCGCCGCAACCCGAGGGCGGCTCAAGGCGCGACTCTTTCTGCGCCCGTATGAGTGGGATGAAAAAGAAATTGACATCCGCAAAAACAGCGAACGACCCGAACTCTAGGATCAATAAGAGCCTAAGAGCGTGGAACTGCGCTGATGGTGGATATGTGACAGCAGCAGACGGTGTAACCCAAAAGGGTAAAACCAAAGGAAGGATGTGTTGATGTCTGATCTTGAATTAACAGACCGCGAACGATTGATCGCCAAAGAAGCGGCAAAGCTTGCTATCGAAGAAATGTCTTCAGAGTTTTACAAAAAGATTGGTAAGACTGTTGTGGAGAAGTTTCTGATCGGGGTAGGTTTATTGGTCGTTGGCTTCTTTGTTGGCAAAGGCTGGATTGTTAAGGTCTAACATGCCAAGCACAAGTAAGAAGCAACACAATTTCATGGCTGCGGTGGCTAACAATCCATCGTTTGCTAAGAAAGCTGGTGTCCCTCAGTCTGTTGGTAAAGAATTTACTGCGGCTGATAAAGGCATCAAATTTAAAGGTGGGCCGCGCTCGCGTCCTGATTTGCAAAAGGTAAACGAGCCCAAAACTCTTCAGGGCAAAACCGAACTCTTTAAAAAAGGTGGTGATACTATGGCTAGCAAAATGAACCCCGGATTTATGGCAATGATAGCTAAGAAAAAAGCTGGAGCCAAAGCAGATATGCCTATGAAAAAAGGTGGCGCTGCCAAGAAGATGGCTATGGGCGGTTCCGCCTCCTCACGCGCTGATGGTGTTGCTACCAAAGGCAAGACCAAAGGCAAGATGTT